GGCACATCCCTTCAAAGACAATGCGTGTAAGACGCCTTAGAGACGGTTTTATCCAGCTTCTTTATGGCAAGGCTGTCTTCTTTAGAAACTTTGGAGATACAGAAACTGTAAACCCAATTGCTGGTCAAGAAGATAGACCTAATGAAATTATTCATTTAAAGAAGTACACTCCTAAGAATAATTACTATGGAATTCCAGACATTATCGCTGCACAAAATGCTATGGCTGGAAATGAATTTGCTGGTAAGTATAACCTGGATTACTTTGAAAACAAGGCGGTTCCGAGATACATTATTACAGTAAAGGGAGCAAAGCTTTCTACAGAATCAGAGAGAAAATTGCTTGAATTTTTCCAGGTAGGATTAAGAGGAAAGAATCATAGATCACTATATATTCCACTTCCTCCAGATTCTCCAGATTCAAAAACTGAATTTAAAATGGAGCCAATTGAAGCGGGATCTCAGGAGTCTTCATTTAATATATATCGCCAATCCAATAGAGATGAAATATTAATGGCTCACAGAGTCCCAATTAATAAAATTGGCACACCAGCAGGCATTAACCTTGCGGCAGCCAGGGATGCAGACAAAACATTTAAAGAGCAGGTTTGCAGACCAGCCCAAGAAAACCTAGAAAAGAAATTAAATAAGATTATTCAGGAAATGACGGATGCGCTAGAACTTAAATTTAATGAATTAAGTCTTACAGATGCAGACACCCAATCAAAGATTGATGAAAGATATCTTAGATTCCAGGTAATAACTCCAAATGAAATTAGAGTTAGAATGGGAATGGTTCCAAGAGATGGCGGGGATGTTCCAGTAGACCTTGCAGCCCAAGCAGCCGAAATTAAGGCCCAGGCCAACCAAAGCAGAACACGTGACCAAGAAAGATCTGCAAATTCCCCAGATAAATCTGGGGAGGGTAGAAATGCAAAGGGAGATGGAAGACAAGTCAACTAGTCCTACTCAACTAGTTATTTGCCTTTTGATACAACAATCTCTATAATATATAACATATGATCATAGAAAAGTCACATTGGTCTTCTAATGGAAATGCTATTAATTTATCAGTTCCATTTACGAAGGTCAATAGAGAAAAAAGAACAGTCTCAGGATTCGCAACACTAGATAACCTGGATCAGACTGGTGATGTCGTTACTCAAGAAGCTAGCATGAAAGCGTTTGAAAGCTTTAGAGGTAATCTAAGAGAAATGCATCAGCCACTTGCAGTAGGCAAGGTGGCATCATTTAGACCAGAAACTTTTTATGACCCTGCAACAAAAGAATTTTACAATGGTGTTTACGTTGATGCATACATTTCTAAGGGCGCTCAAGATACTTGGGAAAAGGTTCTAGACGGAACACTAACAGGATTTTCTATCGGCGGAAAGATTATTGAATCAGATAACGAAGTAAACAAATCAACAGGAGCATCAGTAAGATTTATTAAAGACTATGCACTAGTTGAATTATCAATCGTTGACTCACCAGCAAATGAACTATGTAACATTCTATCTATTGAAAAAGTAAACGGACAAATGGTATTTAAAGGCATCGCAGCAGATGTTAAAATGGAAAATATTTTTTATTGTGCAGATAGTGATTCTGTTTTTATGTCAACAGAATCAGAATACATATCCCCAGTTACAGGAAAGAAAACAGAACTCATTGGATGGGTAGAATCAAACGACGTAAACAAAGGAAAAGAAATAGAGAAGATTCTTGATTCACGTAGATCAAGATTGCAAACATTGCCTGACAACACAAACATAAATATGGCAATTGCAGAAGGAGGAAATGAAGTGGAAAAGCTTAATGTAACAGAAGCAACTCCAGTAGTAGAAGAAGCAGTTGTAGAAACACCTGCAGAAATTATTGAAGAAGTTGCCCCAGTAGAACAAGAGTCTGCTGAAGTTGTAGCTGAAGAAACTTCTGCCGAAGTTCTGGAAAAATCAGCAGAACTAACAGTTCAGGAATCACCTGACTTTGTTAAAATGCTAGGCGACCTTAAGGGTTTCTTCTCAGAGACTTTGGAAAAGGCCTCTGAGGCAAACGCTGCTCAGGTTTCAACAATCAAGGAGACAGTCGAAGCTTTTAGCAAGAATGTCGATTTGAGAATTTCAGAATTAGCAGAAAAGCACACAGAACTCTCAACAGCAGTTGATTCAATTAAGTCCATCATGGACACAGTTGAAAAAAGAGTAGACGCAGTAGAATCAGACACTGCAATTAAGAAGTCCTCTGACCTTGGCGGGTCAGCTGGAGTAACAATCAAAAAATCAAAATGGAACGGCACTTTCCTCGGTTCCGTTAGCGAATTAACAAAATAAGGGTATGGTGAAAAACTAATGAGTAATGAACTATTAGCAAAAGCAGCTGAAGCAGGCACAACACTAACAGGTGGAATGACTGGCGCAGCAAACCCTACCGACGGAATTCACGTAGGTTCCGAGGGTAAGGGAGGCTTGCTCAATCCTGAGCAATCCGCAAGATTCCTTGATTACATGTTCGATGCAACAGTAATCGGTAAAGTAGCACGTACAGTTCGAATGAGAGCTGACACTACAGAGATTGATCGTATCGGCGTTGGTGAGAAGCTCATGAAGCTTGCAACTGAAGCAGAGAATACTGGCTCAAATGCAGCCGTACAGTTCTCAAAGATTTCTCTCACAACAAAGAAGCTTCGCCTAGATTGGGAGCTTTCAACTGAGTCTCTAGAAGACAATATTGAAGGTGCTGATCTCGAAGATCACATTGCAAGACTTATGGCAACACAGGCTGGTAACGACCTTGAGGACGTAGTCCTTAACGGTAACACAGCTCTAACTGGAGATGCACTTTACAAGTCATTCGACGGTGTTGTTAAGATTGCAAAGGCAAACGGCCACGTAGTAGCTGGAGCGGGTGCAGCAATTTCCCGTGACATCTTCAACAAGGCTCTTAAGGCAATGCCACGTAAGTACAAGCAGCGTCGTCCAGACCTACGCTTCCTTGCAGGCTCAAACCTAATTCAAGACTACTTGTACTCAACATCACAGAACATCCAGAACGTCAACCCACAAGATATTGCTTCAAGCATTATCCGTGGTGACCAGGGTGGTCTAGGTGGTCCAGCAGGGTATGTAGCACCATTCGCATTTGGTATTCCAATTGTTGAAGTTCCGCTACTAAAAG